ACGCATCCAGACAGGCAACGCAAGGCGATGCACGGCATCCTTGAGGAAGTCGGATACGCCGCCGCTGCGATTGCCAGGGAGTTGCCAGACGGCAGGCTCATGCTGATTGACGGGCATCTACGAACAGAAACGGCAGATGAGGCGGGGCAGGATGTCCCTGTGCTTGTGCTGGACGTCACCGAGGAAGAAGCCGACAAGTTGCTGTTGACTCTCGATCCGATCGCAGAAATGGCAGAGACAGATAACGCTGTCTTGATGGAACTGCTCGAAAGCGTTGAGACAGACAACGCCGAAGTGTCTGAGATGCTCGCCAACCTTCTTGGAAAGCCGCGAGAAGTCGATTACGAGGGCGGCGAATACGAGAGCAACGAAGACTCGGCATCGTTCTCAGGTGTCAGGATGGTGCAGTTGTTTTTGGACGAATCCAATATCTCTGAGTTTCAGAATGCAATTCACTCTCTTGAACACAAATACGGCACAAGCAACACGACTGACACGACGCTGGAGGCTTTGAGGCGTGCAAGCAGTCAAGGTTGAGAAAAAGCACGACGCTGACGCTCTGGCAGGAAAACACCTCGACGAAAGTCATTACGACATTGTCCTTGGTGGAGACGAGCCTTGCGACATCTACAAGCCTGATGGAGAGCCACTTGTAAAGTACCGTCCAAGGTGGTTCAGCGATAAACTGTGCAACTCTGTACTACCTGTATGCCGAAAAGCCGCTAAACCAACGAATAATAGAGGTTACGCGGCAGGCGGCACAGAGGGTGAAGATGGCAAGCGTCGCGTTACAAGAAAGAGACGCGAAAAACAAGACGGCACAGAGAGTAAGACGACAATAGCAGAGACGGTCAACAGCGGAATCGTGGGGTACTTTGACAGAAGCACGCGATTTCCGTTCTGCCGACAAACATCGTTTCTTATTTCGGAAGCCGCTTCTTGGGGGAAGTTTTTGCCTTACATCAAAAGGGCAGATGAGGGCTTCAGAGAGTTCTTGCCAGAAAGATGGGAAGCACAACGCGAGTACGCAAGCCGAACAGCCTCGGATTGGGTGATCCCTGAAAGCACGTTCACAACGGTGACCGTAAACAGGAATTTTCAGACCGCGACACACAAAGACGCTGGAGACTTGAAGTCAGGGTTTGGGGTGATGTCGTGCCTGAGAAACGACAGGTACGCTGGTGCATATCTCGTTTTCCCTGCATATCGAGTTGCTGTTGATTTTGCACATGGCTGTCTGTGCCTTGCAGACGTCCATGAGTGGCACAGCAACGCAGGATTCAGGAGGATGCGCTATGGATACGAGAGGATTACGCTTGTGTTTTATTATCGCGAGAAAATGATCAACTGCAAATCAGCAGAAGAGGAAGTCGCATGGGCGAAGAATCGGAAGAGCGGCGAACGAATAACGTAGATTGGAGGACAAGAAGGCAGGAAGGCTTTGATCTTTTCTACAGATTTCATTGCGAGACAAACGACTGCTCACCCGACCTTGCTGTAGAAAGATGGATTTGCGATCAGGGAGACTTCGACTTTGAAAAGCGATGCGTCATGGCATTGTTTCACGGAGCAACTTACGCTGGCCCTTGTGAGTCAATGTTTGCAGACAGGTTCCCCGTGCTGACAAGCGATACGGAAGGGCTGCAACAGTTTTTCAGGAAAGAGAAACGCCGCCTGCTGTTCAGCCCGGACTGCAAATATAGAAAGTTGGTTTTCGAGCAGTTCCTCGCTTCAGTAGGAGCATCTGTCGCTGCTTACGGAACTCTAGGCAAGTTTATATCCGACTGCTTTATCTCGCATGACAAGAAAGCAAACTATGCTCGCCTAAAGCAACAGTGCCACGGCTCATGGTTTCACTGGGGCAGGATGGGGCATTGGTGTTTTTCCGAAGCACTTGAGAGACTTACGGACGCACCAATAGAGCCGCCAGACATGGAGTTTCGAGATGGGGCAAGCCACAGGTCTGGATGGGCTTTTTGCATTGGAAGAGACGACTTGACAGAAAGCCGCGTGAAACGAAACGAAATGAGAATGCTGGAAGAAACTGCTGACGAATACCTGCAAAAAACAAGTTTTGAAAGGTCTGGCAGATTTACGCTTGAGACAGCCTGCTGCAACTACAAGAGACAGCACAAAGGCAGCAGGTACGCAGGCTGCTACATTGACGAACAATATGCCGAGACGATTCAAATGATGAGAGACTGGCCTGAGTATGGATGGCTTTGGGAACTTTACTTGAAAGGCAGGCGAGCAGTCATACCGCATTCGCTTCTGTTTGAGATGTCAAGCGACGCAGGGCCAGCGTACAGAAAAGACTGGAATCGCTCAATGCAGCAGTACGGAAGGATGCCGCGAGTAGAAGCGTGGGCGAATGGCGAGCGACAGAGATGGTGCAAACTGGAGGAAGCCTGTGGATTTTAAACAGATAAACAAACGGTTAGCCGTTTACGCAAAGCGATATTATGGCGGGCAGTTCGCTGCCCCGCTTCCGAAAGAGTTGGGACAAAATCCTTCAAGCATTTTAACCTCGGATGGCTTTATTGGGATTCAGAAGCACCTTCCGAAAGGTTCATCAAGGAAAGATTTTACAGGGCGAAAGTACAGCATTGCCCCGCATTCTTCGGTGATAACGCACATCGCAAGAGAAGCCGACGCACCGATGCCAGAGTGGCTTCCACGATACAACTATGTGTACTCATACGTTGAGGACTTCGAGTTTTCAGAACAACTGCTCAATGCAGGCTTTTTGATAAAAGCCTATCGCGTATCCGCCACCAGCGAGATCGTCGCTTGCTGGTGCCATGCGGGCGAGCCTGTTCTTGGCGTAAGCATGGCAGACCAAAGGACATTCACCAAAGTGGATTTGCCAGTGCCGGAAGACTGCTTTTCCGACGAACTTGAAGAAATAGATTGCTGGCACGACGACTTCCCTTATTACTCTGATGGAACATGGTCTGCTGTTTCACTCAGGGGATACAAGAGAGATGATCCTATGTGGGGCGTAAAGCCTTCGGAGATGCCAAAAAAATGGAGAGAAGAGCACCCGAACGAACTTGACTTGAAGTGTGAATGGACTGTCTTGTCAGACAAAACACCGAGAATAAGAGCCTGGGTTGAAAGCATTTCAAAGCAGGGCGAAGTTGAGCGAGTCAGACTTTTTCGCATGACAGCAAAGGAAGACAAAAACGGAATACTGAAGAGGCACAGCGATATTCAGGACAGAGACGTTGGAACGAAAAACGGGATGCTGGCAAGGCTTCATGTGCCTTTGAAGACACACGAAGACATAAAGATGACAGTGTGGGGTTTGGACGGCAGACAGCGATCGGCTCATCTTGCCGCTGGAGGCGTCTACTACCTTGACACAAGAAAGCCGCACAGCGTTGCAAATCAATCGCCAGTTGATAGAGTACACCTTGTTGTTGACTTAATTGTGAACGATTCTGTCAGGGAGTTGATATGCGATTCCAAGGAAGTTGAGCAAACTTGAAAATTCTTGTTTATATCTTCGGGCAACCTGGGAGCGGGAAGACAACGCTGATGAGGGCAATCTGCGAGGATAGCAGGCTGGCTTACGAAGCGACGACGCCGGTGAAGCACAGAGGATTTGCAGGGCAGAGAGGCTTGTTTGCCGTCCTTGGCGGCGACGCTTTTCCGTTTGGAGGGACAGACACGCTTTCTTACACGGCGGTGAAGACCGCGAGTGACTGGCTTGAAGAGTTATCTCGATGCAAAGCGGGCTCGCTTGTGCTGGCAGAAGGCGACAGGCTTGCAAATGAAGGGTTTTTCGAGAAGGCAAAAAGGAATTACAGGTTGCTGGCTTTTCACCTTTGCTGCTTAAATGACTTAGCGGAGAACAGGCGATCGCAGAGAGCAAAGAAGCACGGCTTGAACAAACAATCGCCAGCATGGGTGAAGGGCAGAATCACGAAAGCAGAAAACCTTGCGGCTAAATGCGGCGCATTGACGCTTGACGCAACGCAATCGCCGGAAGAACTGGCTGCTGAGATATGGAGCAAAATAAATGGGATTACGAGGACCGCGACCTGAGCCAAGAATCTTTAAAGACATCAAAGGCAACCCTGGCAAGCGTGCGTTAAATCAAAACGAGCCGCAGCCAGACCCACTCGACGACTTCGCAGCACCGGAGCATGTCGCGGAAGACAAACTCGCTTTGAAGAAGTGGGAAGAGGCGGTGCAAGTCCTTCACCGAATGAAGGTGATGACGGAGGCCGACACCGAGACGCTGGCAAGATACTGCCTCATCTGGTCGCATTGGATGCAGATGCGAGAGCAGTGCAGGCAACTTGGCAGGCAGGTGATACACTACGAGCCAGACCCAAACAGGACCGACGGCAGGCTGCGAGTAAAGTGGGCGCAGCCAGCACCTTGGGCTGTTGATGAGAAGTCGGCAAGAAAGGACTTGCTTCAGATTGAGCGAGAGTTCGGCCTGACGCCGAGCAGCCGATCACAGGTAACGATCCACAGCGACACGAACGATGACCCGTTTGCAGCGTTTATCACAAGGCGAAGCAGTCGAGCAAGGGCTTGACTTTTATTACGACGGCGAACGCGGGGATCACGCTGTAGAGTTTTTTGAGAACTTTCTTCATCACTCAAAAGGTAAGTTTGCTGGAAAGCCGTTTACGTTGCTCGATTGGCAGCGAGATATGCTTCAGGAGTTGTTTGGGTGGGTTCGCGTAGACAACGATACGCGACGCTACCGAATGGCTTACATCAGCACGGCGAAGAAGTCAGGGAAGACAACGATTCTGGCTGGAGTCGGCCTCTACTTGCTGACGGCAGACAACGAGCCGGGAGCCGAGATATACGGTGCTGCAAGCGACCGCGAACAGGCGTCGCTTGTTTTTAAAGAAGCGGCGAACATGGTGCGAGCCTCGCCGTTCCTTTCAAGAGCCCTTGAGGTCGTTGACTCACGACGCACGATCGCATTTAAGGCGGCGGCATCTTTCTACCGCGTCCTGCCTGCTGACGCCTTCCGAGCGGAAGGGCTAAACATCCACGGCTTGCTGTTCGATGAGTTGCACGCTCAGAGAACACGCGACCTCTTTGACTCGCTCCGCTATGGCGGTGCAGCACGGTCGCAGCCGCTCCTCTGCTCGATCACGACGGCAGGCTATGATCGCAACTCCATCTGCTACGAGCAGTACCAATACGCCAAGCGAGTCCTTGAGGATTGGCGATACGACCCAACATTCTTCCCGCTGATCTATGAGGCAGGGGAGAAAGACGATTGGACAGCCGAGGAGACATGGCCGAAGGCTAACCCGTCGTGGTCCGTGACGATCAACCCGAAAGACTTTGAGGCAGACTGCAAGGAAGCGCAGAAGAGCAGCACCAAAGAGTTCTCATTCAAACGCTACCGACTGAATATGTGGACTCAGGCTGACACTCGCTGGCTGAAAGCCGAGGCATGGGCGGCTTGTGACGATAAGCCGCCGGGGCCTCTCGATGGCAGGGAGTGCTGGTGCGGGCTTGACCTTGCGACAACTTACGACACCTCTGCTTTTGTCGCATTATTCCCTGCTGAAGATGGGACATTCGACATTCTCTGTCGCTTCTGGATTCCCGGTGACAACGCAGCCGAGCGAGAGAAGCGTGATCGCGTGCCGTACATTGCTTGGGCGAATGAGCCTGAGACAGGATTGAAGATGACTTATGGCAATGTCACTGACTACGATGTGATCCGCAAAGATGTCAACGAGTTTGCTCGCCAATACAACATCAGGCAACTGGCAATCGACCGCTGGAATGCGACTCAGTTGTCGATTCAGTTAAATCAAGACGGGCATGATGTCGTCGGATTTTCGCAGGGCATTGGAAGCATGTCTGCGCCCTCGAAACTGCTGGAAAATCTGGTAGTATCCGGCAAGATTCGTCACGCTGGAAACAAAGTGCTGACATGGATGGCAGGCAATGCGAGCGTCAAGGTTGATAGCAACGGCAACTTCCGACCTGTAAAGCCTAAGCAAGGCAACGTAGAACGCATTGACGGTATCGTCAGTCTCATCATGGCACTAGGCATCCACTCTGCACAAAAGCCTCCAGAAGAAACACCTGAACCGGGAATCATGCTGCTGTGAGTGAACAGAAAATCCTCTGGCTGCCTGCAAGCGAGGCGAGACATTTCAACTGGGATGACGGCGGCGGCAGCATTGGCAGCCGCAATCCTTCAGGAGTTCGCGTCGATCCAGAAACGGCACTGCGATCAACGGTTGTTTTGGCGTGTGCGAGGGTGCTGGCTGAGTCAATCGCAGGGCTACCGCTGCAACTGCTTCGTCGCCTGCCTGATGGCGGCAAGGAGATTGCTCGCGAGCATCCCCTGTATCGCATCCTGCATGATGCACCGAACTCATGGCAGACCAGTTTCGAGTGGCGAGAGCAGTCGATGCTGCACTTGTGCCTGTGGGGGAATGCTTACTCAGAGATTCGCCCCGGTGCTGCGGGTGCTGTGACCGAACTCTGGCCTCTGCATCCTTCTCGCATGAAAGTCGAGCGGATCGAAAACGGCAGGCTGCGATACAAGTATCGCGAAGAGACGGGCAGCGAGACGGTCTACAACCAAGATCAGATCATGCACCTGCGATGGTTGTCTGATGATGGCGTCAACGGCATGGTGCCTGTCGAGTTGGCCCGCGATGCAATCGGGTTGGCGAGAGCCTGTGAGATTCACGGTGCGGCGTTCTTCGGCAAC